AGCCAGACATTTATTAAAAAATAAAAAAATTTGATCTATACTTTTAAAAAAATAATAAAAGTATACATTTATAACACTATAATGGATAGATATAATTGTTCAAAGGATGAACATTGTTATACAATTGATATTTATGACGAAGACTTGGAAGAAGAGAATTGGGGATACTTTGTAGATATAGAAATAGATATTGAAAACAAAAAAATACAAAAAAAAAGGAAAAAAAGGAAAAAAATATATATAGATGATTTTAAAAAAATGCAACCTAATATTTCAATCGTCTCACTTATGTTGATTAGAATAAGTTCAACTACCTTGTTTACTATTGGAGTTACCTATTTCATTTTATCTATTTTGTAAAGTATTATATTTCATATATTGCACATAATTATTTACTCCACAAATGGTATTTCCAAATAAATCGCCATTGGGATCAATATTGTAGTCTAGATATGGTATGTTTGTTGATAAAATTGTAGTTGGTACATTTCCAGAAAAATCAGCAATGACAGGAACATCTTTGAGGTCCAATTCTGTGATTAAATTGATATTCAAATTTGTTTTGTCAATCATATTTTTTAAACAAAAACGAGTAGAACGTTTGAATAAAAGTAAATTATTTTGAGAGTCCAGTTTCACTCTAGAAGGACAATTATTGGTACCGCAATAGGTGGCCTTAACTTTTTTATTATAAATATATTCGCCTGCTTGTAATGGTTCTGCAAAAACACCAAATGCGGGTCTTGCAGGATTGCTTTTGAATGAATGTGCCATATAATGTATATTATTATTATTAAATTTTTTAAAAAAATGATTTTAAAAATTATAAAATAATATATATTACAATAGTATGATGCAAAGAAGAATTGGTAGAATGATGTGTATGTCTATTCCACAAAATTTTAAAAAAGATGGTACTGACATTCAATGGGAAGACACATGTGAATTCACTTTTCCAGTTAAAGGTGGTAGAGTCATTAAGGTGTATGATGCGGATACTATTACGATTGCCACAAAATTAGATATAAAAGATGAAACTGAAAATCCGTTATATCGCTTTTCAGTAAGACTAAACGGAATCGATGCACCTGAAATGAAAGGTAAAGATATTACAGAAGAAGAGAAAAAAGCTGCTCAAGAAGCAAAACAATTTGTTGCAAAACTAGTAATGAATAAATATGTCACACTAAAAAATGTCTCAAATGAGAAATATGGTCGCATTTTGGCAGATGTATATATTGGTAATATACATCTAAATGATGTTTTATTGAAGGAACGTTATGTAGTGCCTTATGATGGCGGTACAAAAAAGAAACCTGATTCATGGTTGAAATACAAGATGACTGGAGAAATGAAATGCTACAAATCATAACTAGTAGTAAGTGTAAGACAAAAACTGAAATCCATATTATTTAAATCAACAATACGTCCATATTCATCTAATAATTGTATAGTTAAATTTTGAATATCTACTGGACCAAAATATTCACGTGGGGTTGTTATAAGTGCCAAGTTATTTTGTTCCAATACACTGAATATATTTGCCTGCAAGGATATGCGAGCCAATATATTTTTATTCAGGATTGAAGAATTGAATGCAGCATAAAAATTATTGTTGACATTATTTTTATAATCATCAACGACTAGGAAAAAATATTTTGGTCCACTAGTATCAACTACACCTTCAGATACATAGTTTAAATTATTTACATATTTGCCATTTCTAAATCCTAATATCCAGCCAAATTTTAATGGCAAAGGTGTACCTTTATCATCTAAACCATTTTTGTCGGCCTGGAAATCAAGTGAGAGACTTGTATTGCCGCTCAGGTTTGTGAAACCTACAATGGTCTGTCCACTTCCTGTATTGCCATTTACAAGATTAATACCAAATAAAATTTGATTATAAGGGGACGGCAAAAGTGACAACTGATTATTGATGGCAATCATAATTGTATTTTGATCATAGTTGCCGTCAGGTATTGTAATCACTTGACTAGTCAAATCATTTGCTGTTATAGTAAAAAAATTATTACCATATTGTTTAGAAACAACATAATAGGTAGTTGGCAATTCAATAGTTGCTAATTGCATTTGTACAACATCATTGATATTTATGGGCAAAATAATATTGAAATTTGAAGCTGCACTTGTATAGTAATTCTCTCTAAATCTGGAATCAATATTCAGATTTTTCTTGATGGTTCTCTTTTTGAGCGGATTTATAACACCTGGAAAGAATTCACTAGGATAAGAAGATAAGTAAGGTTTTTCTGGTCTAACTTGAATCATGTGTTCCTGAGTGTCTTCTAATTTGGAACTTTTGAGTTTGTAGCTAGAATTGTAAAAATCTTCTATTTTTGTCTGTAAGGGTGTTTTATTAACGGATGGATTATCATTTAAAATAATATTTTTGGCTTTTACAAGGAATTTTAATGTATTTTGTTTCGTTTCATTGTTAATTTCTGTGTTATTTAAAATACTATTTTTGAGATGACTCTCTTTGATTTCAACAATATTTTTGTCAAAATCATTCGGTAATTGAAACATTTCAATCAATTCATCTTTGCTATAGTTTTCAATTTTTAAATCAAAGCTCATATATTATATTATATGAATTTATTTAAGATATTATTTTATAATGTAAAGTTTTGATTATACTATAATCCACTTTTTCACTAACATAGAAAAAGGTGGATTGGATAAAATTGATTACGAAAATCAGTTTAAAAAGAAGACTATAAAAGAATACATGGAGCTTTCTTCAGAACAACAACTAGCATTTGATAAATATGTTCAAGGACACAACATATTTATTACTGGACCGGGTGGTACAGGAAAATCCGCACTAATAAAAATGATTTATAAACATGCTTATGAACATTTTAAAGATATTCAAGTCACTGCTCTTACGGGGTGTGCTGCGGTCCTTCTTAATTGCAAGGCAAAAACACTTCATTCTTGGGCTCACATAGGATTAGGGAACGGCACAATTGAACAACTGGTTACCAAGATTAAAAAGAATAAATTTGCAAAAACGCTATGGAAATGCACTGATGTATTAGTAGTAGATGAAGTCAGTATGCTTTCACTGAAACTATTCACATTGTTGAATGAAATAGGTAAAGTGATAAGAGGAAATCAAAAACCATTTGGCGGAATTCAACTGGTATTTTCAGGCGATTTCTTTCAATTGCCTCCGGTTGGAGACTACTTAGAACCAGATACACAACGATTTTGCTTTGAAAGCGATGATTGGAATTCGGTATTCCATCGGGATTGTCAAATTCAATTAATTAAAATTTTCCGACAAACAGACGACACTTATGCAGCCATTTTAAATCAAATAAGAGAGGGTAAAATACGCCGTAAATCCAACGATTTATTGCTGCGATATGTAGGGCGAACTTTTTCAGAGAATTTGGTCGCAGAACCGACAAAATTATTTCCTACGCGCAACAAAGTAGAAAATATAAATAATACAAAAATGTCTGCTCTTGTAGGAGATGCAAAGGTGTTTTCTATAAGATATGCAAAGGATTTAGAGATGACAAAAACAGAAAGAACTATTCGCTGTGATTTTTCAGAAAAAGATATACAAATTGAATTGGATTTTCTTGCTGGAAATTTAATTTGTGATAAAGAGTTGACTTTAAAAATTGGTTCTCAAGTAATGTGTGTCATAAATATTCAGACGGATTATGGGATGGAAGTTTGTAATGGAAGTCAAGGTATAGTCACAGGATTTTGCGAAGTAACAAGTTGTCCTCAAGTAAAATTCAATAATGGAATTATACGTACTATGGAAAGACATGTTTGGGTAAGTGATAAAATACCGGGAATAGGAGTCTCGCAAGTGCCGCTGATTTTGGCATGGGCATTAACAATTCACAAGTCACAAGGTGCGACTATGGATGCAGCGGAAATTGACGTTGGTAGTGGTATATTTGAATGTGGTCAAACGTATGTGGCGCTATCACGTGTAAAAAGCTTAGATGGGCTTTATTTAACTTCCTTTGATGCAACTAGAATTCGCATCAATAAGAAAGTAAAGGAATTTTATGAATCTCTTGCATTATATCATAATACAAAGGAAACAAATAAAGAAGTATATATTCCTATTACCATAGCAGAACCAATTTATCAAGAAAATATATTTTCAATTTATCAATATGCAAATGCGGGAGAAGCAGAGATTCCCCCAGAGATTCCCATGGTAGACGTAAAAATAATTCATTTATAAAATTATGAATATAAAATTGATTGATTTAAAAAATATATAAGAAAAGTATAAAACAAAATGGTTTGCGATTACTTCATTGAAACATGTATAATAATTGAATATTATTCTGTCAAAGGTGAAATATGTAAAATGGTAACACATGTAAAAAGAAAAAAGGGTTTCTTACATAAACAATATAGTAACTTTGATAAATATGTAAAAAAAATAGAAGAAAAAATAGGAAACACATGTTATACAAAAACTATTTATGATCACAATAAATGGTACAAAGATAATTATCAGGAAAAATATGAGAGCAAACTGAAAAAGTGGTTCCCCAAAATAGCTACATTTATTAAAATATATAAGGATTCTATTTCATGGCCAGTAAGAGTATAGTAGCTTATTAGCTTCAATTTTATTTATTTTCAAAATAAAATTGAAATTGAAAAACTTTAAAAAATAAAAGATACAACTACCTATTTGTATTAGAATGCAACATGCACAACTCGATAATAGCAGTAATCTTCATAACCCTATTGATGTTTATGATAACAGAACTGATGTTGGTGCAATTCAATATCCCTTTAGAATTGAAGAATCAAATATTATTTCTCATGAAACTAGAGTTGATATTAATGATATAACTATTCAAATTTATCGTTATAAATTTACGGATGAATTTATGAGTGAGTTATACATATTTTCAAAGGTGCATCAATATGACCATAGGAAGGTGTTCAAAGAGGCATGGGAAATATGGCTAGAAGAGAATAGTAACATGGTTGACTCTGAAGTGAATCGTTTAGAAAATTTAGGATATGAAGGCAATATCATAGATAAAATGTTCAAGAGTGCGAGGTACTATTTCCGAAAAAAAAGCACTGAAAAAAAGGCACTAGCAGAAAGGCGCGAATATATTAGTGTTGAGAAAAGTTTCTTGGAATCTATTGATAAACATATCATTTCTGGCATTATTAGGGAAAATTACAAACCATCTGATGGTTTTGACGAGTTTTGTCAGATGCATATGGATCTATTGAAAGAACAAGTACATTTATTATGTAAAAATGGTTTTGTAAATTCTAATGAAATAGGACAAAAAATTAAGAAAACATATAAAAACCGGTATTTCTTGATGGTTAAAAATAAATAAAAATAATTAATTAAAGAATAAAGAAAAAATAATACATGTAATCATGGATATGAATATATTTGGTTTAAAAACACATTTTTTTAATGAAAACAAATCCTCTACTAAAACTTGTAAAAATACAACAAAAATTGTAAATGAATGTTTTTGCGCGATAAATGAAGTCAATATAGCCAATAAAGTAAAGAAAATACCTTATTATTCAAATTATTATTCAATCCTGGAAGAGTATGATGTTCTGAATATTAGTAGTATTCGCGAAAAAGTTGTAGAAAAAATAGAATCAAACAAGTATTTGTTATTTACATACAAGACCTTTTTATTTACTTTTGATGATTTTCTAACAGATTTTATAGAACCCAAACAACTCATTTTTTATATTATTACATCATTTTTTTATCTTTTACAGAGTTTGGTTCAATTAGAGAATCAAAATATAGTTTTTTTTCAACTATGTTCTGAAAATATCGTTTTTCAAGAAAGTTGTAGAGAGAATGCATTATTGCACAACTTTCAAACATCTTTACGTGTTTCTAAGCTAAATGAAGAATATATTACAAATATTATAAAAAACACTACAGATTATAGTTTTAAACCACTAGAAGTGCATGTTTTGTTTTATTTAATTAAAAATGATATGAATACAATATCTTATTCATTTATTGAAGAAATTGTAGAAGTTTTTATAAAGAATCTCTCTATTTTATCATTTTTCTCTCAGAGTTATAGAGAGAGCTATCAAAAATATTGTATTCTTTCTTTAAAGAAATACATGAACAAACCCAAAAGAGAGATTATTATCGATATTTTGAACAATTATGACAAATGGGATATATATAGCATTAGTGTTTTGTATTTACATATTTTTGCTAGTATTTCCAAGACTTTCTCTCTAAAGGATACCTTTATCAATAAAATATCATTGGCACTTGCTAAAAATATTCATCCTGATCCTTCTAAAAGAGAGAATCTTACTGAATTCATTGAAAAGAGTGAAATATTATTGAATAGTGATTGGTCTTTTATAAATTCATTAGGTAGTTCTCTATAAAAGCGATTAATGTCTCCTACGTGTAAATCTTTTACCTCTTTTCGAACGCGATTTTTTCATTTTCTTTGTTGAACCCATACTGGATGAACCCATCTCTCCTTTGCGTTTACTTGCGTCCTTTAATGCATCCTTGAATGCATAATTTGAATCAGTTGTTTTCCCTTCTCTGTATATCTTTTTAACAAATATATTCCATGGACTGAGTGCTCTTTTACCACCTTTCATTATACATTAACAATATATAAAAGTGTTTTGTATAATAAGTAATTAAATTTATATTTATAAATAATAATAAGTAGTAATAAATATGGATT